TATGACATGCAGGACCACTATCTCAATCGTCTTCGTCCTGCTCAACTTACACTAACCTGGTCAGAGTGTGTTGCGTGGGTCAATTCACAGGATATTCCTCGTCAGCTTTTCCTTGCTAACTACCTTTGGCTCCAGCAGACTAAGTCTTCGGGCTCTGCTCCCCCCTTTGAGCCGACGGATGAGAACCTTGTGACTCAAACTACAGTTGCGGACCTTTCTGGGGCTGCTGCTCCCGTACTTCTATCCTCTAGCGATAGTGAGGTTGTTGCGGTTTAAATACTTCTAGCAGATTAACAATATATGTGCGGCATCTGGTGTCTATTTGGTACTACTCCTTCAAGTGTAAAGCCTGAGGACTGCGTAAAGAAGTTGTTGCCGAGAGGGCCCGAATTTATGACTGTGGTGGACATAGACAGTTGTATTTTTGGTTTCACACGCTTGGCTATCAATGGATTATCAGAAAACGGAAACCAGCCGATGAAGTCTCCATGCGGAGAATGGCGTGTTGTCTGTAATGGTGAAATCTTCAATTATCGTGAACTTGCTAAGCGTTTTAACATTCCCGCAGAATACCTTGGCTCAGATTGTTATGTTATCCCGTGGCTTCTAGCACACCACTCTGTTCGTGATGTATGCCGCCTCTTGGATGGTGTTTTTTCATTTGTCGCATATCATATTCCTTCTGAGACTCTTCATGTAGCTCGTGATTCATTCGGTGTCCGTCCCTTGTTTGTGGGCCGTCTAAGCAATGGAAGTTATTGCTTCTCATCTGAACTCAAGGGTTTGCCCTTGGCTGATGTGAAGGATGTTAATGTCTTTCCTCCGTCATCGTATGCTATTATCAAGGCGGGATATGAGCCGATTGTCAAGCAGTGGACATATCTAACATGGCACAAACAGCAGTTTTTGGCGGAAACAACGGAGTGTAAGGATGATCTTCAGATGTGGATTCGGCTCTACTTAGTTGCTGCGGTGGAGAAGCGTATGCTTTCGGACAGACCGGTGGGTGCTCTGCTTTCTGGCGGTCTTGACAGCAGTCTAGTTGCGGCTCTAGCAGCGAAGACTTTGGATGAGGTGGGACAAAAACTTCATACCTTTTCTATTGGCTTTGGCAACGATACTCCTGACTTGGTTGCTGCTCGTAAGGTTGCGGACCATATTGGATCAATTCACCATGAGATTGTTTTATTACCTGCGGAGGCCATCGCAGCAGTGGAGCAAGTTATTAAGTCATGTGAAACATACGATATCACAAGTGTACGAGCATCTGTCGGTAACTGGTTGCTGGGAAAGTGGATTAAGGAGAATACAGATATCAAGGTTGTATTAAATGGTGACGGCAGCGACGAACTCTTCGGTGGATACCTCTATTTCTATCGTGCTCCCAGTGAACAGGCCTTTGAAAATGAGATTGAACGCCTACTAGGCGAAATTCACTTGTACGATGTGCTTCGGTCGGAGCGTTCAATGGCTGCTCATGGACTAGAATCACGCACACCGTTCTTGGACCGTCAACTTGTGGATTTTGTTCGCAGGCTACCAACCAGCATGTTTATGCCTTCAGCCCCGACAAAGGAAGATGAGGGACGACCCGAGAAGTGGATGCTCCGTAAGGCTTTTGCTGGTTCTGGTCTGCTACCCGATGAGATTCTATGGCGTCGCAAGGAGGCATTCAGTGATGGTGTTTCTAACAAGGAGAATTCATGGTTTCAGACACTACAGGAAGCCGCAACTTCAAAGGTCACCCAGTTCAAGGGTGCTGTATTCAAGCACAATTCGCCGCTAACGGATGAGGCATTATGGTATCGGGGTGTTTATGAGAAGGAGTATGGATCGCTTGCTGCTGGTTTGATTCCCCATATGTGGATGCCCCAATGGTCACCTGAGACAACTGACCCTTCTGCTCGGACGCTGGGAATCTATGCTTCGTCTACTGCGTAAACAAATAGTGTGAAATATCAGGAGATGGCTGTGCCAGACTTATTTAAAATTGTGGCACGGGGCATGCAGGATGAACGCTTACAACCGGGGTTGAAGGGTAGACCTTCAATTGATAACTATATCCATGTGTATAAGGCAACTACGCGTTGGGCTGCTCAGTTTGTTAGGGTTGATTTTGACACACAGCCAAATTTCGGGATTCAAGCATCGGTCACACTGCCGCGGCAATCCAATTTTCTTCATCGGCTACTGCTGGTGGTTGAATTACCAGATATTTATACAGTTCAAAATCGAGCAGCAATAGCAGCAGGTGATCCGTCTGTATTTACTCAAAGGAAATTCCTCGGCCCCACTTTTGGGTGGACAAATAGCATTGGTCACGCAATTATAGACACAATCACACTTGAGATTGGCGGAGCAATTGTTGCAACCTTGGATGGTCGTCTGCTAGAAGTCTTGGATGAGTTGTATGAGCCGCCCGAAAAACTAGCAGTAAAAAGTCAAATGATTGGTCGTGTTGAGGGTTTTACGGCATTTTCACTTTTAACACCTACACCATTAACAGTCCGCGTTCCGCTTCCATTTTGGTTTACACAGAATCTAGCACAGAGTTTGCCTATGGATGCGTTGTCGGTTGACGCCGTAATGTGTAAAGTTAAATTTAATAGCGTTGAAGCCGCATATTATACAACTGCTAGAGTCAACGACCTCAACAGAGATTATAGAGAGGCTGCATGTAATCCCGTTGGTGCGATGCCGGCGATTCAAGGAGCAACATTTTATCAGGAAAATCCGAATTCACTGACGCATATTTACGGTACAAGTGATCAGAATCCTTTTTTCGGTATTCCCGGTAATCCTATTCCGGATATTAGTATTCCTACAAAGTTACACTTTACAGACGCATATCTTCTAGCAGAGTATATTTCTGTAGATGATTTTGAGGCCTTGAACTTACGTTCGGGGGATTTGGAGTATAAGATTCCTTTGTATAATGCCTTGAATGTACAGGATACAAATGGTCAGCAGAATATTCGTACAGTAATTCCTTATAATAATCCCACACAAGATTTGCTTTGGATGTTTCATAATCCTGAGGCTAATAAGTATAATTCCCCGTTTTTAGCCACGCGGGATTTATCAGGGAACGGCTCCACTGGAGCACCATGGCAGGTTGATTCAACACGCTTTCAGTATTCCTACTCGGAGCCAATAGCGGAAGTGTCCCTGTTCTACAATGGTACGCAGCGTTTTCATCATACAACACCGTCTTTTTTTCGGACTTTGTTGCCTTTACTTCATTATAGAAAAGCACCGCATTACTGGCGTTACATTTATTGTTATCCATTTAGTCACGGGCCGGGGTGTTGGGATGACAAGGAATTAGGAAATCCATATCAACCAAAGGGGTTGGCCAATTTTGACAAATTATCGCGGAAGGAGGTTGCTTTTAAGATGAAGTGTGACAGATACGGCAATTATCCTGCCTTACGATTATATTTATGGACAACAACGTGGAATGTGCTGAGAATCTATGGTGGCCGGGCAGCCTTATTATTTGCTACGTGATGACTTTGAGTGTTATAGTAACCTCCTTGCTTTTTTCCTTAGGAAAGTTGACAACTGCTATTCTACCAAGTGCTGGAATAGGGATTTCACCACCAAAAGGTTCACCGGTCTTAATATAATTATCAATTTCCTCCTTGAGCTCTAGCATACCCTCAAATGAATCAGGAATCTTAAGATCAACTGTAAGTTTACGCCAGAGTACGACACATTCCTTGACACGAAGACTCTGCGTCTTATTCATATCCATTCTTATGTACTACAAGAATTAACGCATGATGAACAAACGAGTGCGGCGTTTTTACCTGCTAGATACAGTAGTTTTGTGTCATAATCAGGGAATGTTAGAACACAAGATGTTCCAGTGGAAAGATATGTTTCCTTACAGACTCCACAGTTGGAATTGCCTTGTGTAATTTTATTTGCTGAGGACTGAAAATAATAAAATGTTTTTGCCTTGTTTGCCCTTATCGTGTCAGACGCATTCATCCTCTGCTTTCTAAACGGGAAAATCATTTGAACTCCTCCGAAGATTTCAAATTATTTATTTGGAAATATATTTAATGGTGGCGACGGTTCTTACGGGTATGAGCTACCTTGACTTTAGGGGCCTTATACTGATTCAAGACACGTGTGTTAGCCGCTGAGGGGCTGGGTGTTCCAGCCGGCTTCTTGCGGGTGAAGTAGGAGAAGACATTTCCAAGTCTGTTACGGAACGTCTTCTTGGGCGTGGCATTACCTACAGGGACATTTGTTCTGCCACGAAATCCTGGATTCTGGGAGCCGATAGGATTTGTCATTAAAGAAACACTATTAGCGTCAAACTGGCCCGCCTTATTCGCATTGCTCGGCTTGCGGGTAAAGAGACCACCGATTCTGCTGCGTGTATTGGATAAGAACTGTCCTACTTTCTGGCCCATTTGGGCTAGACGGGAACGGGCCTTGATACCCTGCTCCTTAAGAATCTTACCAACAAGTTCGGGTGCAGCATCAACAACGGCCGCACGGATCTTCTGTGGGAGTTCAACGATTTCCTTGAAATTCTCACGGATCTTCTTGAACTTATCCACATTTGTCTTATCAGAAGGCTTCGCATCATCCGCCTCAGCAACCTTCTCGTAGAACTTCTGAACACCGTTCAATAGATTATTAAGGTTCTTGAGGGCAGGCATGTTCACATTGAGGCTTGACGTAGCATCAAGATCCATATCCGCAAGGATTGTGTTGTAATCAGGGTCATTGAAGATATGAAGAGTCTCCAGCGTGAGATCCAAAAATGTTGTCTTGATGTTCTCAATCTGGCCATCAAGGCTGTGTAAGATCTGAGCCTTGACTGAATTTTGAGTTCTTGTACGCTGGTTGACCTGTCTCTGGAGGAGTTCCTGCTCCGCAATTGTGTTGGTGATTACACGCTTCGCAATATCCGTGGCCAATTTGAGCTTCTGTCCAATACCCTTTACAGCCGGTGTCTTGCCCGCTGAGAAGAAATCGGAGAGATCAATGAGACCGCCCGTCATGCTGTCCAACTTGGGGAAGGTGAAACCATGCTCATAAAGCCATGCGGCGAATATGAGAGGAGCCATGAAAACCGTACCTACAAACTTACCACCCTTCTTGAGAGAAGCGATGATAGTAGCACCACTAGGCAAGTAGGCCAATAATCCAGCAAGAGTCTCCAAGACATGGGTCTCGGGGATTACAATCTTCGGGAACTTGGGTAACTTGATGAAGGAAAGATCCATCTTCGGGCCGCTGAATGAGGGCATACGGGGCATACTAGGCATCCCGAGGCTCATTGAGGGGAGACCGAAGCCGCCAACCTTTGGGTCAATTACGATACCGATTTCACCCATTACCGGCATGGAAGGAACTGTGCTGCTGACAATTGTGATCTTGTAGTCAGGCTTTGTGCCGGCAACCGCTAGTTGAGTAAGACCCATGCCCGAGGGGGCATAGGGCATGTTCGTGTCCGCCGTCGCATTCTTCAACTCCTGTAGACGAGCAGCCGCCGCCTCCTTTGTGTTGCCACCAGCATTGGCAAAGTTGGCCTCAGAAGGAGCAAGAGCAAGCGGGCCCTCTAGATTTGTGTTGAGGGCGATCCCGCCCTTGTTGATATTTGAGGCCTTGCCGCTAGTGCCGTAGCCGGGAAGGAGGGCGTTGGATGAAGGCTCAAATTTGCTGACCTTGGACGCATTACCCTTCTTGAAGCCACCACTGTAGTTCGCATTAGCACCAGTCATAGTCACCGCAGCAACACGAGCCGCGTTGAGTTGAGCATTCGTTAGGGCATAGTTGGGATTTTTTGTACGCATATTCGCAAGACGAGACGCAGCAGCCACCTGCGTGTTGCTACCAGCATTAGTAAAGTTTGAGTTTTGCGGTCCATAATTTAGACGAGGTGCCGCATTCGTAAGGCCCGCCTCTTGTCCATTAGGAAGGCGTACTGCTTTTCCATTCAGTGCGGCGAGATTTATGCCACCCTTGTTGATATTTGAGGCCTTGCCGCCAGTGCCGAACGCAGACAATGTGGCATTTGATGAGGGCTCAAAGTTCATGGAGTACCTGGGTCCAAAGCCACTGGTCTGAACCGTAGTTCCAGGAGGGAGGGCAGCAGGAGCAGCAGCAGGAGCAGCAGCAGGAGCAGCAGCAGGAGCAGCAGCAGGAGCAGCTGGGCCCGCAGCTCCTACAGCACCAGCTCTAGGTAGCCCATTTAGCAAGACATCCAGGTTCGCGTTTGGCATTCTGTTCTGTTTATGACTGAGATTTTCCGCGGGTTTATTCTTAGGTGGAGGAGTTTCATTTAGGCCCGGAGTTTGCTCGGCATTATTGTTTAACTGGCCCTCAGGAAGTGTTGCTAGACTACTCAAAATAAGGGGATCACGACCCTTATTCTTTGCTGCTTGAAGCCGGGCTTTTCTGTTTATCTTTGCTTGACGCTGCGTCTTGGGTCTAGTATTAGCTGCGTTAGCCGCATTCAACTGCTGAGTCACAGAACCTGAAAAATTACTCAGGTGAAGAGGTGGAGCCTGCTGGCCTCTAGCCGCAGACAAGTATCTCAGTCCTCTTCCTCTAGTGCCTCTCCCCGCACCTTTTATCATTCCAACCCGAACATTATCTGGAAACTGTGTGCTATTAACACTTCCAGCATTATTATCCCCCATCCTTACTTTTCACCAACATTATCATATTCCGCTGAAAGATGAGCAGTATATGAACGCTGGGTAGAGGTTGTATACATTCGCTCCAAGGCAGGCGAATTATGGGTAGAGTTTCTCTGTGATACAAGAGATGTCGTTATTGATGTCATTTGAGAAAGTAAAGATGCGGGTTCTCCCTTCTTCTTGAGGTTCTGAAGGAGGTCCAGGAGCAATGAACGCAAACCCATAACCTGCGGTAATGCTACGATTTCTGAATCTTCCTCCAACTTTTTAAGTTTGGTCTCTAGCAAGGCAATTGCTTCAACTGTTTGCTCTCCAGCAAGTAGGTTTGTCGCATTATTAATTGTTAAAGCAACTTCAAGACGTGCCAATTCCCCATCCGCAATTGAACTAATGATATTAGCAACAGGAAATGAACAGATATATTGACGCCCATAGCCTTTCATTGTGTACTGAACACTTAGATAGGGTGCGGAATCGGGCTTATCAACAAACTTTCGGAAAACGAAATATTGCTCTTGACTTCCGGGAATGAAATTGAGACGAATTGTCCGTACATCCTTGGGCATATAACGCTCTAACCAAACATACTCATGTGGAATACTAATCTCAATATCCTCTGCTGGACGGTCACGCAAGATGCCCAAGATTGAACCGAATGTCTGCGGTAGATTCTCAGCCTTGTCACAGTAGAAGTAATTACCCTGCGTGTTTAATGCAATATCACGCAGCATAATTTGATTATGGTCATTTCCAAATCCAAGAGTAAAGATTGCTGTATTGGCGAACTTTGAATTTGCTTCAAGCGGAAGCGTTACCCCCTTAGCTGATGATGAACCCACATTAACATTACCGTCTGTAAGAAGAATAATAGCATGGGGTGATACATGGGAATATTTTGCTAGAATACTGAAAGCGGACTCAATATTTGTATTTCCATCTGCTTGAAGACTATCAATAAGATTTATCCAACAATCAAGATCTGTTCCAATCGAACGATACGAACAAATCATTGTAGCATTAGAAGAATAGGTTACAATTGTTAGACAATCATTTGGATTTAATGAGCGAATTAGTGCTAAGAGTGTCTTTTTAAGAGTAGTCAGTCGCTCTCCCTCCATACTACCGCTTACATCTAACAGTAGGGCAATATGGACATATTCATTTACTGTTTGAGACGAAATCTTAATTGAAGCTGCGAAAATACCATTCTTTCGGGGTGACTCGTATAATTTGATGTTCATGCCTTGGTTCATTGTTTCCTACATGATTTACTTTGAAAATAAACACTGTCAATTTTACGCACAGCAAGCAGTCCGAAAATAAGACAATTTTACGCACAGCAAGCAGTCCGAAAATAAGACAATTTTAAGCACAGCAAGCATTCCGAAAATAAGACAATTTTACGCACAGCAAGCA